ATGATACACTACTTGTAGCAGACCAAATCTTTCCTAAGAAAGATCTAGGTCCTACACCATTTGCTCGTGCTATGTACGATGAGTTCAAGCATGACAAATCTATCTCTACCTATGATGCATACAAACGTTATATTGCATCTAAACCATGGGTAAAAGATAACTATCTTCGTAAACCAGATCGCAAACCAGAGTGGGTATGATTTTATATCCTCAGTTCACCGAAGAGGAACTAGAATGCATCAGAGTATGTGTGTCTAGTGCACCTATTCCTTACGATATTACGAAGAAAAAGATCCCTGGTGACATCTTGCAAAAGATTGGACCACCTAAAAAGGTGGAACAAGAGGGAGAGATCCTCGTAGAAATTGATTTAGAACAGTATGAAAGTCGATAGGTACTATGATCCATATGAGGATCTCGAAAAACAATGTCTTCAAGAACTAGAAGGCATCGCCAAGCAACTTGGTGGAAACATGAAAAAATTGACCAAAGCAGATTCTACTGGTAGAATGAGCACGGTCATTGAAATTGAATACAACATTACTACATCATGAATGAATTTCTTTGGGTTGAAAAGTATCGACCAGAGATTGTTGACGATTGTATTCTTCCTGAGAATACAAAACAAATGTTTAAAGGGTTCGTAGAACAGGGTGAGATTCCTAATCTTCTCCTGGCAGGACCCGCAGGCATTGGTAAGACTACCATTGCCAAAGCACTATGCAAAGAACTAGGTGCAGATTACTATGTAATCAATGGTTCTGATGAAGGTAGATTCCTAGACACAGTACGAAATCAAGCAAAGTCATTTGCTGCTAGTGTCTCTCTAACTTCACAGGCAAAACACAAAGTAATTATTATCGACGAAGCAGATAATACTACTCCTGACGTGCAGATGCTACTGCGTGCAAATATTGAGGAGTTTCAGAACGCTTGTCGATTTATTTTTACTTGCAACTATAAGAATAGGATTCTTGATCCTATCCATTCTCGGTGTTCAGTTGTAGATTTCCATGTAAAAGGAAAAGAGAAAGCACAACTAGCAACACTATTCTTCAAGAGGGTACATAAGATCCTTGCAGAGGAGAATATCGAGTTTGAAATGAAGGTGGTAGCAGAGATTGTACAGAAGTATTTCCCTGATTTTAGGAGGACACTAAATGAATTACAAAAGTATTCTAGTAAAGGCAAAATTGATGTTGGGATTCTTTCTAGTGGTGCAGATCTGGCAATACCTGATCTGGTAAAGTATCTTAAAAACAGAGAGTTTACAAACATGAAGAAGTGGGTTGTAAACAATCTAGATAATGAACCTCAAATCATCATGAGGAAGGTATACGACTCCATGTATACCTATCTAAAACCTAAGAGTATTCCAGAAGCAGTTCTAGTGATTGGTGAGTACCAATACAAAGCAAACTTTGTTATGGATCAAGAGATTAATCTCGTTGCATTTATGACAGAACTAATGATGAGGTGTGAATTTCAATGAATTGTTGGCACTGTAATACCGAACTGATTTGGGGTGGTGATCATGATGGTGAGGACTACTGCAATGAAGAATATAATATAGTTACTAACCTATCGTGTCCTAAATGTGATGCGTTTGTTTTAGTTTACCATTCACCAAAGAAGTGGGACGATGACGATTAAGAAACACTCACTATTTCCTACTGATGTCTATGAATTTAGACTAGAAGGAGAGGATATGGAAATGATGTACAAGGCACATGAGTATGCAAAGACTCTGGAAATGGCAATGTATAATTTTCCTGCGGGTGTGAGGACAAGTCGTGGTGATATACACAAAGAAGAACCTATGATTCCCCTTTGTACCTTCTTTGAGGATTGTTTGGAGTATATTAGATGTGATCTTGCACTGCAAGTAGAAGCACTTAAAATCTCACTCGCATGGTGTAACTATGCACCCGCAAAATCAGGTGTTGGACACCCTCTACACCGACATAATTACTCATATTTGTCTGGTGTATTTTATTTTACTGAGGGTAGTGATACTATCTTTCAAGACCCAGTAGACATTCGTAACCTAGACACACTAGAAATTACCAGAGACTACTTTGATGGTCCATTTCAGAGGATTAAAGCAGAACCTGGCAAACTTCTAGTCTTTCCTGGATGGTTGAGACATTACAGTGATCCACATGCAGGAACAAAAGACAGGTGGTCTATGTCTTTTAACTCATTACCTCACGGTGCTGTCAATGCAGGACCACAAGGTGTACCTATGGCAAGGATACAAGTATTATGAAACTATTGAAAACCCCACTCAGATACCCAGGTGGTAAATCAAGGGCAGCAGTACGTCTATATGACTGGTTTCCACCCTCTATTGGTGAGTTCAGAGAACCATTTGTAGGTGGTGGTAGCATGGCACTATATTATAGTCAGTTACACCCCGACACACCAGTATGGATCAATGATTTATATGTTCCTTTATACCATTTTTGGTTGAATTTGAGGGATAGAGGTGATGAGTTGAGTGATGTGTGTTATGCTATCAAGCAAGAGCATCCTACACCTGACCTTGCCAAAGAATTATTTGACAAAAGTAAGGTAGAAATTCAGACAGCAGACAGTTTTAGACAAGCAGTTCTGTTCTGGGTCCTTAATAAGTGTAGTTACTCAGGACTCACAGAGAACTCATCATTTTCACAATCAGCATCAAAGCAAAACTTTACCCTGAGAGGTGCTAGTAACCTCAAAAAGTATCAAGATATCATATCTCATTGGGAAATTACATGCCTTGACTACAACGAATGCCTACAAGAAGATGGTGAACATGTCTTTCAGTTCCTAGACCCACCATATAAGATTGGATCTTATCTCTATGGACGTGATGCAGGGTTGCATAAAGACTTTGACCATGATAAATTTGCAGAAGATTGCGTTGTTGCCAATGGTAAATGGATGATAACGTATAATATTGATGAACAGATAGAAGAAATGTTCAAACAATACAATCAACGTTACTTCTCCATGACATATGGGATGCAACACCGACCAGACAACACAAAGAAAGCAGAGTTACTCATCACAAACTACGACGAAGAACCCAAAAACACCCTAGAAGAACTACTTTATGGATAAATTTGAATACTCATTGACTACCTATCTTAATGGTATTAACTTAAAGAAAGGTAACATTGAAGAGGACGAACGTGCTATGAAAAAGTACCCTAAATTCGTCATAAACAAGTGTATGTCTGACTATATCGACTGTATTATGTACAGTAATGAAATGAACAGATACTATGATCTAGACAACGATCTTCAATATAAATTTTATCTATATAGTATTAGGAAATCGAAGAGGTTTTCTCCCTGGAATAAAAAATCGACAGATAATGACCTAGAACTCGTCAAGAAGTTCTACGGATATAGTACCGACAAGGCACAAGATGCATTGAAACTACTGAACAAGGGTCAACTTGAAGTCATCAAAGCGAAACTTAATGTTGGAGGAAAAAAATGACTGATGAGATCTCTTGGTCTCAGGATATGATGTTGGAAGTGACTTTGAAGGAACCTGATGACTTCCTAAAAGTCCGCGAGACCCTTACTCGCATCGGTGTGGCATCCCGAAAAGACCATAAACTATATCAATCCTGTCACATTTTACACAAAAAAGGAAAGTATTACATAGTACACTTTAAAGAACTGTTTGCGTTGGATGGTAAACCAGCAAACATCACTAAGAATGATGTTGAAAGACGTAACAGGATTGCTAAGTTGCTATACGATTGGGGTCTAGTAGACTTCCAAGCAGAGGAACTTACAGAGGTTGCACCCTTGAATCAAATCAAGGTTCTATCTTACAAGGATAAGTCTGATTGGACACTAGAATCCAAGTACAACATAGGTAAAAAGAAAGTAGTAGCAGAATCATGAAAGCATTCGCAGTAACACAAATTAAACGGTTCTTTGAAACAGGGAACTGGGCATTGAAGTTGATCTTTATTGTCGTAATTGCAGAACTAACCTTCGTTGGTGCTGCTCTTTCTGGAATTGCAGGACCACTTGATGAGAATGACA